TCACCTACATGCTGCTGAAACATACGAGACAGAACGTCAGACGCCACATCCCTAGACATAGGCTGCTCTTTGCGTAGATTGGCGAACAGTCCCTCATAGAGAACCTTGTTAGCTGTGGTCAGCGTGTTGTACTCAGAGAAGAACAAAGCCTCTAGCTCTGATGTAGATATAGTGCGGTCATACTTCTCCATTGCGTTGTCTAAGACTTGCTTGATCTTGCGTATGTCTTTAGTGAATAGCTTGTCAGGGCATTTGATACCCTTGTGATCTTCATAGAACTCTTGATCGTGTAGAGTTCTTATGAGCGATAACTCCATCATTATAGCTCAGCTCCCTTCATTGGTATACGTTTACTCATAATTATAATCCTCTTAATGCTTTCCAAGACACAGGAAATAACTTATGCATCTCATCACAGATTCTATTAGCTACTAGTCTAGTCTCAAGTTGTGTGTCGCCCTTGCATCTAAGATTACACATATCTGCCCATGCGTCAAGGCTACCTGACCAATACCACTCAGTCATGGTGCTTTGTGGCAGTACCATACGTGCTTGCTCTGGGCATACACCAGCCGCTATAAGTGTTCTATATATAGATATAACGTACTCATCACAGTCATGTACCTCATTTAGTATACTTAGGTCAGGTACAATAGCATCTGTATAGATAGGATACTTCTCAGGTTCGTTCTTAAATACATCCTTTATATGTTTGTATGGGGGGTTGGTGTACATCTTATCTAACTCTAAAACACCAGCACTGCCCTGCTTCTTATCATCAGCCCTACCACGCCATAC